AGCTTATACTCGTTATGCGAAGTCTTTGGAGCAATCAGTTGATCCTCAGCAGTGGGAAGAAATGGTTCGACATCAAAAGGCGGTCAAAACGAGTTACTCGTATCGCACGGCCGTTTTCAATCGTCTCCTAGCGAATATTTCCAACCCAAGTGCCAATGCTGGCCCTGGGTGGAAAGGCACGAAGGGTGACGTTCGAGAACAGTATCCTGATGAGCTACGGCGGAGGTTTGAGGAGTATTTCACGTCTGAAGGTGGGTTGTCTCAAAAGTGGGCTTCGGTCCCTTGGGAGATTTTTGCCAAGGATGAACCAACGTCGGTCAAGAAGATTGTTGGAGACAATGAACGATCGATACAGGTTCCACCTATGGAATTCACACTTACTGAGTCGGCCCTGTTCGAAATGACTGGGAAGTTCGTGTACAACCACCCTCATGTTGGGGTTGTGGTTGACACCAACAGCATCTCTGATATGACGAGAGTTGCTTGCAAAGCAGGTCTAGATCATGTGCAAAATGGCGACATTATTATGGAGCTAGATTACACTAACTATGACCGCTCGCAGGCTTTTGAAATTCAGAAGATGTGCTTCTCCGCTATTGGCCCTGGACTGACGCCAGCTGAGATCGATATGATAACGCGCGGAGTTGCAAAGGGACCATTTCATCGTCCTGTTTTGCATTCTCATACCGGAGCCACTAGAAGGGTTCTCGAGTCAGTGAGCGATACGTTGTTCACTGACAAGGAACGCCAGGGTGGTACTCCAAGTGGGGACGGTCTTACAACAGTCAACAACTGCCAGTACAACATCATTGCACACTACTACCTCGTGGAGGTTGGTGTTGTGCCGCGTGATGCTGGTTTGTTGGTCTGTGGGGATGACACTCTCCTCTGGGTGAGGAACTCTACGAAGTTGAACATTGATCTCACCAAAGCATTGTATGTTGATACGTTGGCCAATATGGGGCTTGTAGCCACTGTAAAGGCTTTTCGTTACTCGACTGAAGTGCGGAACTTTGGAACATTCCTCTGCAGGTCGCTGCTGGTTGTACCAGCAACTTTCGGCTTTGGGGTGAACTTAGCGTTGCCGTACTGTTCGGATCTGAATCGCGCTACGCAAACGCTGAGTATGGCTAAGTGTTCAGATGAGCAGCGTGCTGGGGTTTTCATGAATCTGGAACTTTCGAAACTGATTTATCAGTATGCGATCGGGTTGTATCCCAAGTTCTTTGAAGGTGAAACCCCACCTTTTGTTCATCCTGAATACGCCGTATTTCAGCACGAAGTGGCAACCACTAAGGTACCAAACTTTTCTGGTCCTGAAACACCACCCTTCATGGATGTCGGTGGTGTGAAGTATCCTGTTGCGTCTGTTAGGACAGTTGTGCCAACGGTGTCTAGCGCCCCTAAAAAGGCGAAGAAGACTGTTGTCGAGCATGTCACGACGGCTTTGACGGAGGCAAACACGGTCAAATCATCCGTGACTGTGGATTGCTACCGTATGGTCATCAATGGCAATGTCTCGCAAGTGTTCCCACAGCGCATCAAGATCACCAAGAACAAGGAAGTATTGGAGGTAGTTGCTCTTCGCGCATGTGCGCATGGGTTTGGAGCGAAAGGAACCAATGTCCCTGACATTAACAAGTTCAGCGTTGTTGTCAAAAAGAACTCTGACAAAACACCATTGTTTACTACGGGAGTCAACAACTGTTACGTCTTTGCTGATGACAAGTGGGGAGTGTACATTGTACCACCACCCACGGTCAAGTTGAGCGTGCCTGAGTATGTGGACTCTCGTTTGTACTTGGTCAATTCGTCGGATGTGGTTGAGGCGTTTGATCTGGCTCTTACCAGTGAAGAAGGAGGGTATCTTATGAGTCGTGACTCGTTCGTGTACTCTCCGTCTGCACCGGATGGCCAAGGTA